CTTCAAGGTATTAATTCTTTAAAAAAATTATACAAATTTATTTATGATAATGTTTCACATACAAGTTATATTTATCATAAAGAACACGAACAAATCGTTGCGTTAGAAAGTGAACAAAGTTTAGATAGTCGCACATTGTCAAGAGATCAATATTATGTTCAGTATGATAACTTATTTAATTATTTTAATACTACTGGAACGTGGACACAGAATCAATCCAAACAAAGACTACATGATATAATACATAAAATAAAAGATTGCGATGAACAAATAAACCGCATTGAAACACATCATAGTTATTTAGAAATACTTATAATGTTTTATATAAAAGCAAAAAAGTTTCATGATGGGTTGTCTAGACTGCCACCACCACATTCTTCAGTTATAACAAATTGTAAAAACATGTTAGTTAAATGCCAAGATATAATTGATACACATTTTCACAATCATTTGACAGACCCAAATGATCAAATTATCCAAACATTTGAAGATGGAAGAGGAACAAGAATGCGTAAAAAAAGGAGAAACAAAAAAACAAAACGACGTAAACAATCTAACCGTAAAAACAACAAATAATATCTATATAAAAGTTTTACATATATATTATTAACATGGATGTCACAACTTTAATGAAAGCGTTGGAAAATGATGACCACGCTCATTTACTCAACTTGACTACTTCGAAAATAAAACAAATGAAATTGGAAATATTGAAAGAACTTGGACTTACTCGCGCCGAATTTTTAGAAATGATGGAAAAATTAAAACCATATCGCTATGTGGACGGAATGAACGAAATAAGACACGGCGCCTATTTGCGCTGGATACCAATTAATGAACCCCAAAAAGGGTTTGAACTTAAAAAAGGTGGCATATTTTGCGACTTTCGTGTTTCCGATGAAGGAACATTTGTGTTATGTAAATCCTTTCATCATAAACATTTTCAATTTAAAATGGAAGATTGTTTGTTGTTTCAAAAATTAAGTGACCAAGAACAAGTGTTATTATGCGCGATGGATCATTTAACAAAGTAATATAAAATTATGATAAACAATCAAAACCAATTTTTATATCTTAAGTAATCTAAACTAACCAGAAATAACCTAAAATAATAAATTGATAATTTTAAAATGAGAGAAATCTCTATATATAACCCGGTTGTTCCATAACAAACATCTTTTTTATGATATAAATAAAATGAGGTAAATCCAGAAGTAAGTATTATATTTACAAAAACATGTAAACCTATATATTTTTGTAAAGAAATATAGTATTCTTGCGGGACCGAGTAATGTATTATTCTGCGTATCATAGTTCCCCTTTCAATGAGTAAAATCATAAAAAAATTGTATACGTCATAAATAATCAATAATATAAAAAAAGCGCTAAAATTATTTCCTTGATAAATACAATTCATATTTTGTTTGTTAGTCGTTAAAAGAAAATCTGCTGTTAAAAAAGACAAATGAAAAAGAGCATTTTTTATTTTAAAACTTGAATAGAAATATTGTAGATCAATTGCATTTGTTCTAATGTTTCTAATGTTAATAATCTCGTCATTTCTTTCTATATCAGGATTTTCTCTGTCTATATTTACAACTTGAACATTCTGAGCCACAATAGGTTTTACATATACAGGTATAACTGAATTTGCATAAACAAGAGACGTTTTCATTACATAACTATAATCGGTTATTTTTATGTATTTTTAAAATTCAATTTTTCCTTTTTGTTGTTAACGCCTTATTATTTCTTTTTGTAAATTTCAAGTATCTCCGTTTTTTACACTGAAATTTATTACGTCTTAAATTTTTTCTAGTAAATATTGAACGCGTACACGCTCCAATTGCTAATGGTTCTGTTTCAACGGTGGGTGCAACTTTTTTAATACAAGAACATAATTTTTGCGCCATTAACTTTTCCGCAATCTCACGCAATTTTCGTTTGTTTTTTGGTGTTTCTACTTTATAAAAGTTTAGTAACTGAATATAGTCCTGATTGGTCAATTTATATGACATTTCGACCAACTTCTTCTAAAGTATTGAAACACAAAATTTTTGTGTGATTCCAAATCAATTATTTACTGAAAGTAATATATGTCAAACAAAATCAAGGTTGTAGTTTTTGACCTTGATGAAACGCTTGGTTATTTTAAACAGTATGGACTATTATGGGAATCCATTATCTCATACTTAAAACAAAATAACGCCCTTTTTGAAAACGAAGAACAAGAACAAAATGCATTTAACGAAACTCTTGACACGTATCCTGAATTTATTCGACCCAATATAGAAATGATTTTGAATTATTTAAAAGACAAAAAAGACAAAAATGAGTGTTCATCAGTTATGATTTATACAAATAATAGAGGACCCAAAAAATGGGTTTACCTCATAAAAAATTATTTCGAAACGAAACTTAACGATTTTCTCTTTTTCAATCAAATTATATCTGCGTTCAAAGTTAACGGCAAACAAATAGAACCCAATAGAACCACTCATGAAAAAACATACAACGACTTGATAGAATGTTCCAAGATTCCGAAAAATTCACAAATTTGCTTCTTAGACGATACACATTACCCGCAAATGACAAATGATAACGTTTACTATATTAAATTAAAACCTTACGTATATAATATACCTATTCAGGATTTAATAAATCGGTTTACAACAACAATGTTTTATGAAAATATTTCAAATCATTCCAATTTGAATGTAATTGAATGTATGACTCAACATATTAACTCGTGTGAATATACTTATGTCAAAAAATCAAAAAAAGAATATGTAGTTGATGTCGTTATTACAAAAAAAATATTAGAACACATACATGATTTTTTTCAAGATAAATAGTCCGTTGTTGTTTCTGTGATTGTTTTTTTTATACTGGTGAGATAATTCATAAGTATTTGATTTATTGCGGTGGTGGCAAACAAAAACAGACCCGCGCTAAACACTATTTTTCTATCTAATTCAGTGAATTTTATTTTACGAAACATATTGAATCTCCATAATAAAAACAAACTAATATAAATTTTCACATAATAATCTAATTCTTCAATATAAACTTTGGCATCATTCGATATCCCTAACGCATACGCAATGAAACATATATAAGACAAAACAATAAACAAGTTGAATAACTTACTTTGAAATTCAGTTGTAATCAAATCATACATATATTATATTTCTATAATTTTTTCGTTGTCATAATCTGTATTAGTTCCTTCATTCAGTGTCGTATTTGAATAAATAGAAAGTGTTCTTGCGCTTGCGTCCATTGCGTTTACATATTTCGGCATCCAATAATAAGGAACAACTGCGTCCATATTTGGATAGTATTCCCGAAAGATAGAACGATAATATGTTTTTTCATCAGTGTCACATGGGTTATGAAGAGCGCCTATATTTTCACAAGTTAAAATGTGAGTAGAAGCGTACTCTTGAATAATTTGATATAAAGAACGAGTTTTACTTCCACTGACCCCGTCACTAAACGCCTCTTTTCGCCTCCATAAGACACTTTTGGGAAGAAGTGGTTTGCCGCATTCATGATTCAAGTCAGAAAAGGCCATTCTCAATAAATATTTTTCGCATTGTTTATTTCTATTTTTACAAGACGCATGAAAACGCATTTCAGGATGAATACCCAAATAATATTGTACGAATGAACGATCCAAAAAAGGGGTTCTTGGTTCAAGACCATGGGACGAAATACATTTATCCGAACGTAAAACATCATATAAATATATATCCTTCAATAGTCTTCGGCATTCCTTGTCAAACTCTATTGCGTCTGGTGCAAGATGCATATATAAATATCCTCCACAGAGTTCATCTGACCCATCTCCATTGAATATCACTTTGGCTTCGCTATTTTCCGAAATGTATTTTCCTAGTAAATAATTCCCAATACTTGCGCGCACGGTTGTTGTATCATAACTTTCAATCGTTTTTATGACTTCGGGTATGGCGTCTAAAAAATCCTGTTCTTCTACAATGATTTCTGTATGATTTGTTCCCAAATGCTCGGCAACTATTTTGGCGTGTTTCAAATCATCCGACCCAGCAAGTCCTATACTATATGTTTCTAATCGAGGTGCGTCTGGATTTTGTAGTTTATGTTGTCGATTTACAAGTGCGGTAATCAAACTACTATCAAGTCCCCCTGATAAAAGACACGCAATCGGTCTTTCTGTTGTAAGAACACGTTTTTTTACTGCATTTGTTAAATACATTCGTATATTTTTCAAAACATTTGACAATTCACCCACTTCGTTTCCTTGATCCGACAAAATACTATTAAAACCTGTATGATGATACACAGATTCCCATGTTGTTGGGTCGGCGGTCCAATTCGCACAAACGGTAGTTGGTAAAACAAAAGATAAAAAAGTTCCTGGTTTTACATGTTCGATTGTATGTGTAACGGTTAATCCACGGTTAAAAAATTCACTCAAACATTTCATTTCTGACGCAAAACCAAACATTTTGGAATGACCAAAAATAGTATCATTCAACTTTTTTGGACGCAACATATAAAGCGGACGAACCCCATAAGGATCTCTCGCAACATATAATTTAGACTCTGTTTCGTGAGAGCGAAAGTCGCATAGAATAAACGAAAAAACACCATCCAACATTTGTAGTGTTTGTGTTAGTCCATATCTCTCATATAAATGAAGTATCACTTCACAATCAGAATCAGTTTCGGGAACCACATCCATCATTTCATACAACTCTTTATAGTTATATATCTCTCCGTTACAAATCAACGCCATATTACGTATAATAATGGGTTGATCCGACGCTGGGTTTAATCCATTAATGGCTAGTCTGTGAAACCCAAAAATACATTTCAAACATATATTATTCAATTTAGACGATTCAGGTCCGCGTCCGACTCCCTTTTCAAACTGGTCTTTAATAAATTGTTTGGGTATTGCGAACTCATCATGATTTAGCAAAGAAAAAATTCCACACATGTGTTATCACGTATCACTTATTATTTATAAACGCAAACCTTTATGTTATTTTTATAGTCATCTTATTATAAGAATGTCAACTTATGTTTTCAATGCACCTGAAAAGTCTTCGGACATTCATAATTCCACAAATCGACGAATTTATGATAGAAATATTCCGTCTAAAATGTTACAACCATATTTAGATGTGAGACCCGTCATGACAAAATATTCATTGATGCCAATTGTGGACCCTAGAAAACCCCCTACTGCACCTATGCAACAACAACCCGTT